AGTTTTAACTTCAATCCTTCAAACTTACCACCAATTTCAGGGGACCATACCGCAACGCTATACTCTTGTAACTCGAAATTCATAATTCTCCTTAGCCTCTATGAGACCGTCTTTTATTTTATTTTTTATATTAATGGGCTTGCATCTATGTCGTTTTTCCATGTTAGGTACGATGCTGTGTTTGCCATTCCGGTTGGATTTGTGGCAGCCACTTCAAACCTGGCCTCTACTTCACAGGGAATGACATCTTCCTGTGGCTGGTCAACCTTCGTCAATTTCACCTGTGGTTCCAGGATTTTCCGCTCCCTATCCGCACTTGTACCACTGTTTGTTATTTCCATTTTCTGTAATGTCTCTGCGATATATGCATCATAAAGCGTTTCTGCAAATGTAATCTGTGCAGCGGATGTCAACGGAATTTTGAATGTAACGGTTTGTTCCGGGACATCCCCCTGTAATGGTTGCGAAATCACACTATTCCCGGTTGCATGCAATGTCGCTGCAGGGCGGGGGCGGGTAATAATTAGGTCCGTTACCTCAACCTCCTCCGAGCTACTTAATGCACCACCGGCCTGATTGTTCATCCAGAGGGTTGTATTTTTCATCAAAAATGGTGTTGATTTTGCTTTTGCTGTGGCATATGTCAAAGTGCTTGCAGCAACAGTCAATATCGTTGTCCCCTTTGATGTTATATTGAAGGTAAGCACCCCGGCATCCCCTTCGTAAGTTTCCGTTATTCCGTCAATCATTGCAGAGGAAAGGCTTTTTACCCGGTTAGCCTCTTCGTACACAATTCCAAAAAAGTAAGGGCTAACTTCCTGGAATACCATAGTGTGTGTATAGGGGTCCCCAGCACCTGTTTTGGTATCGTTTGCATAGTGCATCGCTGTTATAAGTAAAGCCACAAAGTCAGCTTCGTTCGCCCAAATGGTAAAGTTTGGGGAATTGGGCATATCCGGACCATGCACACTTTGAAGAACAAGCCCCTGCCCAGCACCCTTATTTATTTCGTCTGCAATTTCACGGATAAGTCCACTCATTGTCTGAGGGTAAAAAATCGAATTTGTGCTCATTGACGGCGCTGTGTTCCATGTGCTACCCAGTGCAATCGCATTTGTATTCTGTCTATTTGGTACGCTCATTTTTTTCTCCTGACCACTATTGCCCCAATATGAATGTTTTGGTGCTGCGTGATCATTTCATCTTTTTTTAATTTATAGCCGCTTTGCCATACCCGGACGCCGCTCTTTTCTTCAAGAATAATTTCCGGTTCATTGGTTACGGCTTTCGACTTTTGTGCTTTCGGGTCTGGCCTTATTGCTGACTCAAATTGGTTTTCTTTTTCCTCACCATATTTCTGATTTGTTTTTTTTTGTTTCATCCGCCTATCTCCATACTCCATTGAAACATTACCGTAAAAGTAAAAGTCACAAGTTTGAAATCACTTGCGAAATTCGCTTTTTCAATTGTTCCAAAAAACATAATGTCGCCCCGGCCACCAGAGAAATCAAAAAGCTGTTTTTTCGCTGCGTCAATTAAGTTCCAAGTTGCCTTTTCATTTTGTGCAAAGGTGTTCGCCTGATCGTGTTTATAGAGAACTTTCAATGCAAATCCTAAAACAGTCACTTCGGTTTTGCCTGTCATAGCTCCGCCTTCCTCCGGGTCATGATGTGCGTTTGTGTTACATTCGAGAAAAAATCCTTTATTTGCTGTAGTATCTGGCTGGTAAGATTCATCATTTATAGTTTCATTTTCATTGTACCCGGTCCAGGTACCAATTTCTGTGTTATACAGATCGTAAATATCACCAAATGTGGCCATGTCAATTACCTGGCAAACCGTATTGATGCGAAATTATGCTTTTCATCTACCACGCTGTCATCATTGGAGTCATATGGGAATTTTGCATTTTTGAATAATTTCTGGTATTCTCGTTCATGAACTTCATATCGAGACCACCAAATATCGTCCTTTTCTCGGGACCGGTTGAAATGGATTATCGCTAATGCTTTTTGCACAATTATATCCTGGAATGGCTCTGGGGAAAAATCAATTATGAGGTGGGGTTTGTCACCCCTTGATCGTGCATCATTTTTCATTTTCTTAAATGCCAGATGAATTTGAGTTGAATAATTACTTTGAGTTGCTGGCAAATCATTTAGTAACGCTGGGTATTCTTTCAGTAAATCAGCATCAACCACGGTATTACACACTTTCGTTGATACGACATCGAAAAGGTTTTGGAATGTATTCACTTTCCCCGATGCCGTGAATGTCCACTTTACCCGGCAATTTTCCGCTACTACTGCATAATAAGTGGTTGGGATTGAGATTGTCAACGTTCCGGTTCCCGGCGTAATACTCCCACTTCCTTTTTCAGTAGTCCCGCTGTCATAGATAATATAAGATGCATTTGTAAGTGTGGCAAGGGCCCCGTCTTCGTACACAGTCAAAATGAGGGTCTCAGCGGTTGCCTTGAACACCTCGTTTTGACTTATCTGTGTAGTTATCGCCATGCTTATCCATATAGATTATTTTTTTTTGTCGGGGGGGCGACCTGCACCATTCTTTTGTTTTTCTTCCTTAAATACATTACTGGGTACAACAAATTGAATTTTCTTTTTATATCCGAAGGGTTGTATATGCTTCATGAAATGTTTTCTTACCGGAATCATCCCGTCCCTATCTTTTGCACGGAGGTATTGATACACTGGTACAATCTGCTCTGCCGCTTCCCCATTCCGACTTTTCGTGGTGCTGACCTGTACCTCGTAATCGTAATTAGTGTGATATCGGCTCTCACCGGTTTTTCCAGTGACGGTCCATTTATATGGATTTTTCTTTAATCCAGTTTCAACATCAATATCAATTGGCGTGAAATCTTCCGGTTTTTGAATGATTATTTCTGGTGTCATGTTATTTGCTCCTTAAGTTGTAGTCGGTAAACGGACGCCTAAACCGTCCCTTTTTTCCACGTAACCATAGAGATGGCCCACGCTCGCTTTCCTGGATAATGTGTGAGGTTGTATCCCGGGTTCAATGATAAAGTTGACCCCCAACTGGGTACCTACCATTGCATAATCCTTATGGAAAAGCATATTGTTGTAAAATGCAGAATCAACAGCTATATTGTTGGTTACGTAAATTTGGCAACCGTATAACTCTTCAAGCACACCCTTGATAGCGGTTGGAACCCCAAAAGTACTAGCAGTGGCAATATTGTTAATTTGCAGCATTTGCTCATATTGCTTTGGCGTAACAACGAGTGCGAATTTTTCTCGCTGATCTCCAACATATTGAGGTACACCTGCTTGAAAAATGTAACGTTTCGCTTCCAATATAGCCGCAACCGTTAAGTTCGTCAATCCAGATACGGACTGACTCATACTTGAATAGAGGGACAACAATAATCCTTCTTGTGTATATGCTAATGCTTCACCTGCCCGCGTCGCATATTTATCAATAAGGCTGTTCGTGAATTGGTTTTGAGCAAGAACTTTTTGAGTGAATGTCATCGGGACTGCGTAATGTTTATCCATAATGAGCTGGATTTGTCCGGGAGTGATACTTTTTCCCTCCAGGTCAGTGCCTTCCGTTACCTCTTCTGCCGTTAACTCTTCTATGGTCGGGTAATTCTGAGTATCCATTCCCAACCTGACGTTAAAGCTATCCAGTAATTTGAGCATATGGTTAGCCTGATAATATGAATAGATAACGGTACTTTCAAAATCTTCGGGGATTATATTTGCTTGGTTCGTAGTGTTAAATGGCTCTGTAGCCATGGTAAGCCTCCAATTTCAAAAATTATTGAATTTGGCCGGCTTCCCTTGCTGTATCTATTTTATTTCTAAAATCTCTATATTCGTCAGGTGTCATATTGGGTATTTTCGGTTGCATTGATTTTATCCATGCTGGGGTTATAGGTTTTTGTTGCGTGCCGGTCAAATTTGTTTTGGCACTGTCCGTTTTTGGTATTGGGACGGCGCCATTCTCAGGATTAAAAAATTGGGGATATAACTCTTTGAAACCCACGAAAAATGCTCCTGCATTCGTGGGGTTCCCGGTTTCATCGAATTCAACCTGGCTCATTTCTGCCATTACAAATTTTAAGAACTTTGGTTGTATTCCTGCAAGCATAGCGGCGTCTTTAAAATTACTTTTTTTTTCGCTTTCTGCAATTGTGGCTTGAATCTTTTCATTTTCGACTTTTCCCATTTCATAAAGGTCTTTGAATTTTTCTTGTTCTAATAGTGCTTTTTTCTCAGATTCAGCTTGGGATTTCTTTATTTTTTCAAGTTCTGCATTTGCTTTTTTCAAATCAGCCGAAACCTGCTTTTTTTCTGCCAAAATATCATCCCTGTTTTTTTTAATTCCTTCCAAATCCTCCCCGGCCACCGGTTCGGCTGCCCCCTGGGCTTGACTATTTATGATAGGCTCAACCCCTGGCTGAACGCTATCAGTTGCAATGTCTGTCATTATTACTCCTTATGAACCGTGTTCCTATGAACTCAATCTGGTTCATATGAAATAATAATATAATTTTTGGAATTTGTCAACTATTTTATTTTTAGCGTTAATTTTGTTGACAAAAAGGTAAACCTATAGTATACTATTAGTGGAGGTGAAATATGGATGAATTAGATCGGAGTTGCAGTGACGGTAATTACAGGCATCAAATGAGACCGACATGCCATTTGGGGTTTGATAAGTGCGAAGGGAATATCCATTGTAGTGTTCTATGTCTCGGATACTGTGAGTATAGGGATAGCATCGTTAAAAAAAAATGTACCGAACTTGAGTTAAACGCATTCCAGGCTACTTTATGCAGCCATTGGACGAATGCCAAGCGAATCGAAAGGGAAAAGGAATCTATTGCTGCGTACATTAATGAATTTAACGATATAATTTTAAATGCCGCCAAACAATGGAAAGAATCTTTAGCTACGGGGCCTGGTGTCATTGAATATTCTAAAAAAATCTTAATCGGTAAAATAACTGAAATTAGTAAAGAGATTTGTTGTCAAGAATGGTATGCAGAAGAGATATTTGAAGCAATTAAATTAATCAAAATGCCCCAATGTTTACATGATATTTTCTATGATTATTGCGGAACCCAATATCATGTGTATGGCATGAGCAAATATAACGACGGAGATGGACACCCCAATGGATATGCAAACTTAGTGAAGTTTCTTAGAATTTTAAATGGCGATAGCTTAGACGATGAAAAATACGGGATGTTCGGAAATAAAAAAACCCATGGGGTAAATTTGGAATTAGATCATGGAAGTTTTATCAATGCATTCTTTTTGATAAAAAGGAAAGTATTCGCATTGAATTAAAATGGAGGTTGAAATGACACTGAATGAATGGAGAGAAAAAGAGGCGGTCACGTATCGTTGGATAATGAAAAGGCTTGGCCCAAAATGGGGGCGTGTTTGGCTGTCGATGATTTTTAATGATAAAGGGAAGCCGGGAACCGATTTGTTAATGGCCTTGAAAAAATTAACTGGGCTTTCAGATGATGAGATTTTAGGGAGGAAAAATGATTGATGGACTTGATTTGCTGAAGCTTTTATGCAGTTTAGAAAAAAATGATGACACCATAAAAATTAAAAAAAAAGATTTATTGGAAAAGTTAGGTATAGGGAAAACATGGTTTCAAAGACGTGTTGTTCAATTATATAGAACCGGATTTATTGATTGGAAAAGTTGCGGGAAAAATGGAATAGAAATTAAAATATTAAAAATTCCTGATGACAAGCTGGTCCATGAACTTTTAACGATTGAATGGGCACGGGAAATTGAAAGGCGTATTGATAAATTAGAGGACGAATTTTGAAGAAATTATACCAAGAACTTAGTCAATGGCTCTTCGTGCTTCAAAAATGGTAACCTCTTATTTTCTGATGTGCAAATAATGTCGATATTGTTGTACTCTGCCATTATCTGGCAATATTTGAGCGATTTAATTTGAGGCTTCCAGTCTTTTTTATATGAATAGTCAAACCCGGTCAAATAAATCTTCTTATCCCGGACCCCCCATGATTTCATTTTTTGCACCAGGTAGTGAATGAGCATATTTGCGGTGTCCCCGGATGGGAGGTGGTGCTTTCTGATATCAAAAAGCTGGATTATGATGAGATTGAGGGTTTGCATGGAATAGTTGTGGTTAAGGTAGTCAACCATATACTCTTCGTGATGATACATTGTCAAGACATCAACCGTATTTTGCATATTTGCAATAAAGCGAAGGGATCGGTTTATGGCAAATATTTTAATTACTTTTGGATTGTATTCATGGCAGCCAGCACTTTCCCCATCTCCAATAACCGCAAAATCCTGGTTGTAATTTATCGGGAATGCTGGCAGGTTCCATTTTTGTACCATAACATTAAACCTCTTATAGATATAAATCCTTATTCGGCTTTTTCACGGTCAGAAACCCAAGCTCAGCATTGTAATTGGTTGTGAATATCTCAATGCTCCGCCCCTTTGCTGTCGTCCAACATGCGCGGATTCCGTTAATCTGTGCTCTCCAATCATAATTTGGTTGGTCAGAATTTGAGAAATTAAACCCTTGCAATATGATCGGACCTTTCTCAACCCATTGCACCAAGAAAGAAAGGAATGCCACTCCATTGGCACCGCTTATCAATTTATATTTCTCTACATCCTGTTTTTGTATTGTTACAAACGGAATGTATACCGGGACAATGGATTCCAGGGATGCCCCGTGCCCCTCTCCGCTAACCATCATGTCTGCTGGGTAGACCCTGGCCGCCCGGTTTAAAGCAAATACTGTTACTTTCTCCCGGTTGAATATAAATCTACATTTCGATTCCCCGTCACCGATTAGCGCCACCGGCTTTCTCCAATCAACTACGGTCCCGATTGCTAATTCGTCGAGGCTGTAAACCAGGCGCTTACGCTTTATGTGTTGGACTTTTATCATTCTCATTTATTTTAAATCTTCTAATATAAACACCCAATAGCTATGGTCATCAATATCATTAAAGCAAGGCACAAATTTCCTGATTTTTATTTTATACTCAGCACTCGACCCTCCGTCTAAATGTAAAATATGATCTCCTTTAACTGGCAATTCCCCACCGTATTCAAATCTACTGATTATTTCCCCGTTATGTGACAGCATAATTAAGCTCATCATTCACCTCCCGAACCCTAATTTTTTGGCAAACTTATACCACCATTCACGTATTGGCTTGATGACTTCGTCCCTTTCTTTTTCGACACCCATAAATTCCCGCTTTGGCATCGCAAACCCGGTACCGCGCCCAGACCTGCCACCGTTATTATGAACGATTGCCTTTTTTATCAATTCCCCGGTACCCTTGATGAATATCCGGCATTTCTTGGCCCATGCATTAAGGGATACGGCATTCAACATAACTCCCCTTAATTCCAGGTCCACGAAAGAAGTCCCCTTCCATTTCGCATATGCCTTTGAATATTTTTTAAATTTCCGGTGGTTAACATCCTTTCCGGAGGTGGTCCTTTTGCGGATTATTTCAACCGCTTTTTTACCACCAGCTTCCATGGCTTTTACCCGACCCTGTTGAACAGCGGTATAAAGTTTCCGGAAATTCCGCCGTGCTTCCTTTATTCCTTTTTCGCTAAATTGATATTGAAGCATTCCGCACCTTGTCTAATTTTTCAAGCTGGGCATCGATTTCTTCTTGCGTTTCGTTTTCTTGGACATATTTCCAGCAAGTAAGTAAAACATTATCTGGCGACTGTTTTACTTTCCCGTCTTGCAACCATTCAAAATGCCTTCCGGTCCAGGTAGCGATTATATAATCTTCGATTGCCTCTGTAATTATAATGCAGGTTCTATTTGTATCTGGATGTTCATCTCCAATATTTAACCAATCGGATTTCCCTTTAGCTGATATTGTTTCGTTATCTCTGCCCACAACCAAGTTTTCCCATAATCCTTGACTGAAACATATCCACAATGTTTTTTGATTGAAATATTTATCTCCATTATCCAATATGAAAGCATCTTCTTTATCATCCCATTTCGCACACTCAAAATTTGCCCATTCCTTTCCTTTCACTATACAAATTACTCCATCACCTGGACGTTCATCGAATAAAAAAGACCATTTACAACCTGAAATTTTCTCTTTTTCTTCTGGCTCTTCACGTTCAATCTCTAAAGAATTCAAAGCGGAAGCCAGCCTGCTTGTTTCCCTTTCATTAAATTCAATCTCTGGATTGTCTTCCGATTCGATGACTTTGTATAAAAATCCAATTGAATGTACGACCTCATGCCATAACGTCCTACTTTGCATCGAGGGAACCATTGATTTCTTGATGTAAATGATCGCATTAGAATGGTTTATATTCCCCAAATTATCACCTTGCAGATTATTCACATCGTCCGTATACTCCACGTCTAAACGCATGCCGTTTACAATTACTGCTTTCACGTTTTTAAGTATCATCCTTTCTCCTTTCAATATTTTTAATATCTATCCCAATAAAGATTTTTTGTTTCAATCCCATGTATCGATACTTTAACACAATATTGCTTTTCTTCTATCAGTTGTTTTTGTATTTCGCTTTCGATTCTGTCTTTCGGTATACGTAATTGATAAACAATGTGACCATTTCTACTTTTATCTCTTAAATCAAAATAATGATATTCCATCCTCATTTCTCCCTTTTCTTTTTGACTGGAAACCGCTTATGATTGCTTTATATTTCATCTTATTGGCCATTCACCTTTCCTCTTCACTGGCATCCGACACTGCGTCACCTACGAATTCAGTGTTAAATGGCTTGACACCTGGTGGATGCTTGAAATTCTTTTCCCATCCCGGTCGCGGCTCCGACAATTTGTTGAATTCACAAAACGCCTTTATCTTTTCAACGATTGGTGCGCAGTCACTATGAGCCGACAAAACCATTTCTTCATCATGCAAAGTTAACCACCCACAAAAAGCCAAAAGGGCTTCACTTGCGTTTTGTTCTTGATTCATTTCTTATCCTCCTTTTTTTTCTTTTTTATTGGCAAAATAGGTTTTACCGGCTTCCCTTCCAACCAAAATGTCATATCACCAATATCCTGCAATTGAAAAAATTCCCCGGGGAGCTTAACCCCATTATTGGCAATTTTCCATTGCAAAATCAGGTTTTCCATTTCGGCAATCTTCTCATATTGCATGGTTCGCAGGCCCTCGTATTGGTCGAAATCTCTGAGTAATAGCCGCCGCCCGGTGGTCAGGTCAATCACGGTTTTACCAAACCCCTCCTGGACAGTTTTCTCAATCACCTCATTTACCTTCTGCTCCAATTCTCCAAATGTAGAAGGTGCTAATCCGCAGCGACATTTCGTTCCGCATTCCGTCGGAGCTTGCCGTGGCATGTACCCGGACGCCTGCCACCATTCTAGGGTTGCCGGGGCGAGGTCTTCAAACCGGATGCAATCCTGGCAAACCCGCTTGTCACCTACTGTTATTCTAACAAATTTCATCTTTGGCATTTTTAGTACTCTCTAAACTTTCGATAGGTACATAGTGATCAATCCCCTTAAGCCAGCAAACATATCCAGAAAACACAAGAGTTGGGTAAGATGTAATAGCAACAATCTTTGGGGAATAAACAAGGCTGTAATCATATAAAGCCTTAACCCCTGGTCGTATATCTTTATGCTTCATGGGCATTTTACATCTCTATATATGCATCTTCTTTCCATTTTTTAAAACAGGTGGTTATACACAAAATAGGAATATTATTTTCATCCTGTGCTACAAGATACCCTGGGAATGGCAATGCCGTATCTTCATAAACGGGATAAGCTTTAGGACTTTGAAGATGTTCCAGTGATTCGGTATATTTAGGCAATGACTTGTGGACCTTGATTGCAACCATTTTTTTATTAGAAAGAAGACCATGTGTTTTAACCATATCTTTATCAATTGACAGTAAAGCCTCTTTCCTGTTTTTGAATTCCCATTCCCCGTTTTCACCTACTTTCCAACGTTTTCTGTGTGGATTTGATCTTTTGTGAAATAGATGCAACCCCCAAATATGAGTTATTTGTTCCTCAATCATTTCTTACCTCCTTTTTGTAAATATTGTTCACGGGCCTCATTAAAAAGCCCAGGATGATAATTCCGATCTAATAAAAAGCCATCAGGTTGATGCCCGTATTCCCTTTCACATTTAGTGCATTCGATAAAATCAACTTTTATAACCCATTTTTGATTCCCACATATACAAGTATACACTTCGTCCATCACACGCCTCCTTTTTGGGCATGCATTCCGCGCATGGCCCGGTCCGCTGCCGCCTTCGTTGGATAAATTGCAGGCCCCCGGCCAATCGCCCACTTTTTACCCTTCTTTTTTACTGGCATTTACTTTTCCCTCAAAACCTTCAATATCTTTTAGCAATTCATCAACCGTTTGGATTTTACCATTACCTTTAGAGAACTCAATGAAATTCCATTTTTGCATCCAGCCCCCATCATCCATTATTATAGGCTCTACGCCATAATCGATATTGCCGCGTGAAAAGAAAAATGGGTCATATTTATTTTTTATTTCTCCGCTCTCAAACCACCTGTATTTCTTCAGTATCTTGCGGCCTTCATTTTGTGCATTAATTGCATGATGTATCGCATCATTACGATTGTCATAACAACAAATCCGCCATTGTTGGTAATCGTCGTATTCGCCAGTTTCACCAAATACAATATAAATAATTTTTGGAATTTTACCCTCTTCAATTAATTCCCGTTCACATTTGATCGACCATCCTTTATCCGGTATTTTAGCATTTTCACTCCATTTTTCCATATTTTCCTTTATTATATTTGCGATAGCGTTTATCAACTCTCCGATGTCACCCACGCTTTCTTGCATGCTTTTTTTAAAATTTATTGGTGGCAACAATTTCCGATTATTCAATTCCGTTACTATTTTTGAAGCCGTTATTTCAAGCATATCCGCATCGATGATTGTTTTGTGATCAATTTGATTCATTTGGCCTCCTCTATTTTTCGACATAACATTTCATTCATTATTTTATTTTCTTTCCGTCGCTGGATTAGCAATTCACATACGATAATATCATGTGCTAATGCTTGATGGAATTCGCTTGCATTATCTCTCACATCATAGGCGTCAATAGTTTCAACATATCCATATTTTAAATTTCCCATTTACGCCTCCTCTATTACCTTTTTATATAAATCTTGGAGGCTTCCGCTCTATCAATATTCTCCCATGCCTCGGATATCTTATCAAGTTCACTTTTGACTTTTTTTGATTCCCTTGACATTTCTTTTGCTATAGATCTGATTTTATACATCCGCCTTGCATACCAAATATTTATTATTACCGACATGATAAATCCAATTAATAGCATCTTTACGCCTCCTCTATTTTCATAACCAAAATTCTTCTGTTTCCCGTTTCCCCTCAGCATTATAACTGAACCCCATACCAATAAATATAGGGGTTTTATCTTTCATATACTCGGAAAATAATTCATGACCGTTTTCAGTTATTTCTTTACCCCATACCTTCAATGCACTTTTTTTTTCTTTATCGTTCAGCTCTGGATATAAAGCTACTATGTGCCTGCCCTCTCTGATAAAAGGATAATCAAACTGATATTTCATCTTATACCTCCCCTATTTTTCGATAAACACTTGAACTTAAAATACCATAATTGACATTAAATATTATTGGCGGTAACAACCTGTTTAATTTTATTGAGCTTCCACGCTCTCTACAAAAAATATATTTTTCATGTATATACCATTGCTGATTCCCACAGGCGCAAACGTAGTCATCATATAAATCGTATCTGTTCATTTAATTTTCCGATAAACACTTAATGTCCCCTCATGCCCAGCCCGGATGAAGAGATTATTCACGGCAGCCTTGACCGCGTTCACGTATTCATTCCAAATCTGTTCTTTTTGGGGGTCTTCTCTCTTCGTGATCCCGGGCTGCAGCTCTTTTATTTTCTGGTACCCTTTCTGTTTTAACCGGTAGACATTTTCGGCATTCATAATGTGGGCCAGGGATTCAAGCAAAAGCTTATCCTTCATTTTCGCATCAATCCGGTAATCTTTTTCAATATCCTGGTTATGCTGCTGTTTGACCACTACCGTTGCATAATCAACCCCTTCACGGTATGCCTTAGGTATGAACGGCAACACGAATTTTGTAATACGCTTTCGATTAACCATGAATGAATCCCCGGGATTAAGCCGATTGGGAATTTTCCTCTCCTTCATGCCATCGTAAAGGTTTTTGATTCTCAGGTGGTAGGCAGCGTTAAGGAATTGGCCCATTATTCCACTCCAATATTATTCTATTCTCAATTTTCGGTTTCCTTGCATATCTCAAGTCACCATTTCGGATATGATCACAACGAATAATAACGTCACCATTATCAACCCAAACTTCCCACGGGTTAAAGCATTCTGGACACCACCCCCCCATCTTCTCTTTTGCTTTCTCAATGGCTATTTGGATTATTAAATTTTCAAATAAAGGTAAACTCAATTGGGTGTATTTATTATATGGAATCATTATTCAACCCCTTCTCCCACTGAGAGCACGCCACTTGATAAACATATTCCCTGCCTTCAATCACCAAAACAGTCGGGTAAAAATCAATTTTGAATTCAGGGTTTTGCAACTTTATAGAAGGCGGATTTTTCCTGCATGTATCAGCTATCCTAAACAAACAGCTTTCGCACGTTTTCCTTGTCCATTCCATCATTTTGCCTTTTTACTATAAATATAATTAACAGCCACGACTGCGGCTATATAGCCAATAAGAAATGAGACAAGAGCTAAAATTTCCATTATTCAATCCTCCTCATCTTCTTTCTCAATCAAAAGAAGGATGCATATATTCCTTTTTAATTGGCTCTACTGTCAATGGAGGAAACCCCATTTCGAGTTTTGGAAGAGGAAGTATTTCCATTTTCAACATATTCTCCATAAACCTAATGGCATCATGGACATGTTTAAATGACAGCTTGCCTTTATTTATATACACTTCCCCGGGGCTACCGTGTTCAATAATAAATTCGTCTGGGTCATCTACGATAACAAAACCAGATATTCCCATGGTCCCCATCTTCTCCATTCTTTTCCATTTTATGACGTCGCGAATTTCCCATACAGTACCGCCTGCAAACCACTTTTTGTCAGGAATTATTGCCTGTATATAAGGCCAAAGGAATTTACTTCGCAACCATTTCTCATGCCCAGTCATTTTATTCAATCCTTTTCCTCACCGTGAACCGCTTGAACTTGGGGAGCGCGGCGCATCCATCGCATAGCCGCCATTTGCCGTTTGCACCAATAATCCAGGTTGCTTTCACATGGTGCTCCCATCCGGACATGAATCCTTTATTTAGGTCATTTATTTCCGGATTCCATTGGCAGGGGTCCTTTATTTCAATTAATTGCAGCCCTTCTTTACGGATTGTTGGTTCCAATTCGAGCATGCCACCTTCATTTTCCATGAGCGGTCCTGCTCCTTTCCCGACCCTTTGGCCTACTTTTACTTTAAGCTGTGCCATAATGCCCCGGGGACTCATTTCCCAATTTGACATAGTTTTAAGTGCGATCCCCATTTCTCCAATAGTCACACCTACCGTACCTTTCTGAATGATATACTTTTCTAAAACAGGCATGAAGCCCTTGACGTGCTTCTCTCTGAACACAATTTTAAGTCCAGCAATGCGTGAAAAATTTAAATCGCCGGATTTAACAAAGTACATGATCTCGGTTTCCGATAGATTTAAATGTTCAGCTAATTCTTTAATCGTATATTTTTTTGCCATGGTTTACCTCCTGGGTTTCCTCTAGTATAGATATTACCATTTCGCTGCCCCTTTGTAAATAACCTTCATCAAATCCCTTTTTGTATATTTTCTCTTCAAACTGGGCCCTCTTATCGCCCATTTCAAGCCACCAGTAAAAATCATATGCCCAACGGAAGATGAAATTCAAGGGGATAGGAGCGATTGATAAATGTCTTCTTAAATAATCCATCCGATAAATACCCCACCCCCATGGCATCGTATACCCTTCTTTAAGCCGCCGTATAATTCCGCCCTTTCTGCCACTATCCCATTTCGCGTGTTCTTCGGCTGTCATTTTTTTTAATAATGGTTTCATTTTCTTGAATCCAGCTTATTGCTTTCATAAATCAATCGGCACCTATTTCTCCCCTTCAATTCTCTTTTTAATACTTCAACTCTCACGGCTCTACTGCTTAATCCTGGGTTTTCTTCTAATATCTCATCGACCTCATTTTGTTGGCTATAATTTGTTAACCACCGCTCTCTTTCTTTCTCTGTCAGCAAATAGAGATGATCAAATGGTCCAGGTCGCGACTCACATGCTTTTGCATATGCATCAAAAAACTCAGTTATTGTTGGTTCTTTCATGATTGTCCCACTATTTTATTGCAGCTTTAACGGCAGATCGAAAACAAAAATCAGAACTAACACAAGGATTGTTACTATCGATAACGTAATGCCAGCTATTCTGAAAATGTTATATTCATGAAATGTTGACCATGCTAAAAGCCAATCGTCATAAACGTAAACCCTGCAACCACCCTTGAATAAATACCAAAGAGAAGGGAAAAACCCCTTTTCTTTTGCTTTTTTTTTCTCTAACTCATTGAATGCATCTAACACTTTATAACCAAAGTCATTAATGTAGCCAAATTCATCATTGAACTTTTCACGCATATCTGCCATTGTTAATGTTTTTGCATATTCCTTAATTTCTTTATCGGTCATGATTTCCCTCCTTTAAAAAAGCCTCCACCAGGGGACATTAAATAGCCAGGCACGGCTGCCCCCTGATAAAGACCATTTATCTTGGATGAAAAAAAGATTCTTTCGCTTGTTTGCCTGGCTATTTATCATCATACTTAATATTATACATTATTTTGTGATTTTTTCAATAACTTTTTTTTATTAATTAAAAAGCAACAATCACAAATCCCCATTTCTATTTGTTCTTTTGGCAGGTTAGTTGACCCTTTCGGAAAAATCGCCTGGCATTTATCACATAGGCCCAAAATGCTATTGGGTATCTTCAGTATTCTCCTCATTCTCTTTTTCTCCTTCTCGATTAAGTTCCTCGGTGATAGATGCGTCCGGTATCTGTTCAAATTCATTATTTGATTTATGGATTTCAATCAACCGCTTCTTTGCTTCATTATAATCCTTAAATCCTGGGTTCCTTTCCATGAATACTTCGACCTTGTCTGCCAGGTCTAATTCAATTTCCTGCGCCTGGATGTCAAGCTCTTCTTTTGGCTCTACGTATGCTTTCATTTCAGCATAATTCAAGTTCATTTCTGTAGTATCACTCTCCGGTTGTTTCCCGTTCAAAATAGCGTTAATTCCCTTGGTCAATTCAAACAATCGTATTTCCCCGGCACGCAGCACCTTCTCCTGTTTTTTTCGAATTTTTTGTAATTTCGTATTCCGTATATAAATCGCCCGCCCACTTTCTTTTTCCGACATACTATAATTACCCATGTCAATACCGTATTCTTGAGAAATAGCAGCAATCTGAGTTTGCATATCTTTTGATAACTGGTCAAGGTTGATCTGGAAGTCAAGGGTTGTCACGCTTACGCTGTCACCTTCCACCGTCATGGCAACATCGGGACTTAACAGCATGCCTGATGGAATAACGACTCGGTCCCCAAATGCAGCAACCTGTTTAAACCCGCTCCAAAATTTTGTAAAATTGTTCATTACGTCACAGATACCGTATGAAATTGTAAACTCAAAAAGGCTGTTGCCGGTTGAATTGTTCCAAAAGCCGTCAATCGGACGCTTACGGTGAAGAAAAACAAACGGCAGCTCTCCCCACGGGTTCAACATCCCCTCATTTCCTTCAATTGGAGATCGGGAACCATTCCCATTTAAAATGTAATGTAGGGAATTCGTCCAAACCATCCAGTACCGGTTGCTTGGCGTATAATCTTCCGATGCATCCCACCGCCTTTTAATATAAACGGCAACCGGGATTGTGGGGTTATCTGAATCACACAGTACAGTGACCACGTGAGGAGGTAAAAAGTCAACGTCAATTTGGTTATCGTCTACTCTCTTAACGTATAGCAAGACTTCGTTTACGGCATTCAAGAAAATATTCGCCAATTCCATGAGGGTGTCAATGTCAATCCTTTCGTAAGTTTCTTGAAAAAATTCCATGCTTGGTCCTTCAAATTCCCTGGTCGGGTCATCGGTGTAAAGGTCTGCCACCTCCTCATTAATTGATTTGAATGGACAAAACCGGGTACGAATATAGGTCTCCATTTTGGTTTTGCTATCATCGGATAACCGCTCATTTATCCGCTTCACCAATATATCCTGCCATGATTCAAGTTGCATATCATATCTGACTTCCATTGCATCCTGCCGGGTGGAGTCATCTTCTAACTGCTGAATTATCCCCCCGGTTTCATCCCTGGATGTCGTGTTTGCTTTTAGGTCTGGACTCATTCCTTCCATTTTATACCCCCAATAACAGGTTTGATATTTTGTCTAAATACTCGACACACTCTTGTTTTTTCCTCCGTTCAACTTTCAGCATGCTCTCCCTCCATGTCCGAATAGCCTTTTTTAACTGCCGGTTGATATATAATTCTTTTAGCCACCGGAAGGGAATATAATTAACTTTTAATTTCTTCATGTTAACCTCATTTAAATATTATAATACCATTCGCGTATTTTTTCAACTCATAAAGGGAAAAGGCAGTTCGTATGATAATATTCCTTTTCGCCTGGCAATGGTACAATTTCAACCGTGCATTCCGGGAAGTCCTCCCTAATCATTTTCAGAAATATATCAGTTGCGTTATATGGAGTGACCCTTATAATAAATTTGTTTTCTGTAACTCCGTAATCAATCAGTGCTTGCTTTGCTTCTGTGATGTATTGTTTAGTAATCATTTTTCCTCCTATGACACCATCTTAATGCCCCCCGCGTACATGGGGAATAAATAATATGCCATGTAGCCCCACGCGCTTGAAATGTGAGTCAGCCGGCCTTTCTTTTGCTCTGGTTCTTCTTTTCCGTCTTGGTCGCATTTCACTTTATTGAAATCATTAATTAAATATTTGCAGCGTGGATTAATATATGCTCGGACTATTCCCTTTCTGTCTTTCAGCAATCGATTGACATTTGCAATCCGATCCTTTACCCGGGGATTACCTGATTTCGCATTTACTGGGATGCCTGCCGCCCGTATCTGCTGAATGTCCGATTTCGAAGCATTTGATTTTTCTGCTTTTCCGGTGCTGTCAGGGTAGGCGATGCACATCTCCGGACTGAATTTTTTTTCAAATAGAATATGATCAATCATTTGCGCCGTTGTACAATCATCAATAAAAGCCTCATCAAAGGTGTAGATTTTCCCATCGATTATGTGCGAAAACGTACAGGCCATGGGGGTACGGTTGAAATCCCACCCAATCGCTACAACATAGGCTGGATTATATCCAGTTTCGCTTTGATTCTTAATACTGTAATTTCTGTACGCCTGGCCCTTAAGTGAAATAAAACGCCCTTCAAACTCCTGTTGAAACATCTCCTCACTAAAAATATATTGCTCCTGGATGAGGTCAAGTTTCCATTGTTCATAGACATCGGAGCTTTTCCAATGATAGTAAGCCATATGGGGATGTTTTCTTGATATTCCATATGCCCCCCCTATGGACTCATTCCTTTCCGGTAACGCCCCGCCACATGCCTGCAAGCATACATCATAAAACCAACCCATCCCGCCACCGGGAACACCATCAAGATAAAAGAAGGCATTGGTGTCAAGGGACATTGGCACGAAATGTCTTAACCATATCTCCTCTTTAACATCGCTCACCTCTGAAATGTGAAACCCGGCTGCCGGCTTTCCCTTCAGCCGTTCCCCGGATTCAAGTCCTGCAATCTTTATCTCAGAGCCATTTGTCAACCATATTTTCCGGTCTGTTTCGTGGGGTTTTCGTGACTGGAAAGGCCTAGTCATTGCATCCATCCGATCCCAAAATATTTCCTTTGCCTGTTCATGAGTAGGGGCTCCACAAATATACCGACCGGGGGTTTTTAATGCGTTACGGAAAAGCTTCCTAGAAAAAATCAAGGTTTTTCGTGCCCTTCTACCTGAATGGCTGCATATTATTTGATGCTCATTGTCTTCTAATAATGCCCATTGAATAGGGGTTAATTCTTTTTCGCCTTGCGTTTGCGGCTTTAATTCCGGTATGCATTCATCAACCAGTTTTTCAAGTTCTCGATATCGTTCAAGGCTTATACTTGCAGTCATTTCTTTTTAGCAATAGGTGGGGTAAAATTCACCATCTTCTAACCAATGATGAAAGCTGAATATATACCAGCACCAGTCAGTGCCCCATGCGGATTCACAATCTGAATATTTATATACAGCCGTTTTCCCGGATTTCATTTTTGCTTGAATATAATATTCAATTTCAGGATTAAGTTTAAGCTGTATTAAATTTAAAGCGATTGCAATTTCAAAAATTGAGGCTATTCTTATTTTTTTAATTCTATATTTTCGACGCTGTAATGCCCATTTAAAATTTTTTATTATCATTTATTTCTCCTATTCCTTTTATCCAATATTTCAGCTATCGCCTTCAACTCTTCGGCCCGGTCGATAGTGTCTTCTTTTGATTGACGGTCCCGTTTCCATTCATCCGGCACCTGGTTACACATCCAGAAAATAAATGAGGTTGGATCTGGCGGGTAATATTTGTCAACCTCGACTTCCTTTATAACTACCCCATCTGGGGTTTTTTCTGTTGGCTCTACTTTCACGCAAAATATTTTTTTCTCTTTATGTGTATAACCGATTGCCCGTTCAAACATTTTCTGTTTAACATTATAATTGGCTTTGCTACGGCCTTTTTTTATTGCATCAAGAAATTCAGGATACTTCTTTTTGTAAGCATTAACTGTTTCATGGGAAATATTAAGGATGTACCCGATATCGGACAAATCGAGCCTGCCAAATGTAGCTAGCCTTTCAACCTGTTTTAAGTCGATGTCTGGCAATTTAGGCGGCCGGCCAACAGGATTTTTGTTTGCCTTCTCCTTTTCCCGTTGCGCCGGGGTTTTATTTTTACTTCCTTTTCGCCTGCCCATTTTTCTTTCCCTTTATACATAACAAAAATTCCGGCGCTTTTTTTATAACGCGGCATATCTCCTTTTCAGTCACATTGCTATACCCTTTGATTCTCATTATTTCTTTTGCAAACCCATTAGCCATGTAAAATTCCCATAGCTCCCGGTCCCTATGAAATAGCCGGGTCAAGTTATTATCCCGGTACGTGATATCGGTCGCGCAACATAGGCATCCACTTTCGAATGTTTTTTGCAGCGGGAATCCCGGGACATTTTTCTTTAAATACGATTCGATATCTTGTTTTATGAAGTGTTGTAATGGATAACTTTGATGCCATATATATTTTTTTGGTTTGAATAAAAATCCATTATCGATAAAGGAGAACTTCCGGCGATTGGATTCCCCGGCTCTATTCCCCCAAAATATGACCTGGATTTTTTGACTTTTCAAAACATGATTTGCGTGCATTTCTTTCAGCTGATAACAGCATTGGACCGCGCTGACCTGAAGCCCGGGAATACGCTTTTTATATGCCGTGAATCCGCGTTTGCTAAGTATGGGATAATATCCTTTTTCTTTCCACATCCTGACCGGTTCAACCGCAGTTGTTTCAATGTAATTCAGCCCACTTGTGGCTCCCCTGACATATTCCAGGAGGGCAGGGTCCCCCAGGGTTGTGTTATTGTGGATAACCAGGATGTCCCTGTCATGCTGCAATAGCAAATGAAGCAATACGGTACTATCCCGGCCCCCAGAATATAGGATTGCCGGCTTTCCTAATTGAAGAGATTTATCAATTATTTTATTTGCTATTTTAATTTTTTCAATAAGGGGGCAGGATTGCAATTCTTTTAATATTTTCAATTTCCGCCTGGACTCCGCGGCACTATTTTTCCTATATATCCCTTTCATATCCTTTCAGCCCTTCAAAAAAGACATCTTCCGGTGTCGTGCCTGCGCGTTTCATTATATCCGTAATTTTTTTAAATTCCTGGATATTAACCCTGATTTTAATAATTGCTTCATTCAGTTTGGTCATATCCATGGTGTCTTTATTCTTGTTATACAAAAGCTCATCAATATTCACCCCGTTAAGGTCCATTTGCCCATAATAATTAAGCTCAAAATATTCTAGGTCTAACCCGGGGAGTTTGATGTCATCTTTTAGATCGGGGAATGGCAGATTGTTTGTTTCTATGAATTCATAAAGGCCTTGATCGATTGTGTCACCATATTCCGAACGGGCAATCAGAACCAGTTCCTTTGCTTCCTTTTCGCTTTCCGCTTCGATATCACAGACGGGAATGGGATGTGGGAATTGATAACCTTCGTTTTCGATTAAATGCTTTAAAACGAAAAGACGTTGATGTCCATCAATAATTTTTGTATTCCAGACAAAGACCGGGAACCGAAACCCATATTTTATCAATAGTCGCTTTAACTTTTCTAAATTTTCTTGTTTTAGTTCAACCAGATTCCCTTGAAAGGCTTCAAGCTCCTGTAATGATATTGCCCGGCTGCCCTTACAAGTGACATTTATAATTTTATTATTCATACTGTATTAATAGCATGATTCCCGGTTTTTTTCAACTAAATTTTGCTGTGAGTCCAGGAATAGGCTATCTTCAAAGCTTGTCATTGTAAGCCTATCGATATATTCCCCTACCCGTGGAGTCAACGCCTCTCCTCTCATTTCCCTAATGAGCAAATCAGCAAAACTGCCAGTTATCGCAGCGGTACACAACTGGATGCCGCCTGAGAACCGGGGGTTGATTTCAAAAAATTTGACCTCTTCGGCTTCGTTAATTTTCCCCTGAAAGTTGACGGCTCCTTCAAATTTCATCTTTTTTGAGATTGCAATTATGAGCCTTTCGATTTCTTTACTTTTGAATGTTTCCCCGCGGTCTGATACTCCGGCTCGAATTACCAACCGGTATCGAGGGACATAAGAAATTAATTCCCCGGTCCTGGAGAAGAAAGCGTCCACCGTGAATTCTTTCCCTGGTAGATATTCCTGGATAATTGGTTGTTTCGTTCTCCCAAGATAAAAAGCTAACTCTCTCTCACTTTCTACCTTCACTACATCTACACTGCCCCGGCCAGATCGCGGTTTTATTATGAGGGGAAACCGTTGAATATTCATTGTACCGCACGGAGGGAAAGTAAAAGCAAACAGCAAATCATGTTTTGAAAAAAATCTAAATGTTTCCCATTTATCATTGCATGTTTTTATGGTCTTCGGGGGTGATATCGATACATGAATCCCTTTTTTTTTAAAATAACTTTTATTTTCTGCCCAGAGTAAGAGCTCCAGGTCAATAGTGGGGATTATAAGATTGATTTTTTCTTTTTCTATAATCTCTTTGATTGCATTAAGATAAGATGGGTCCGCTATTAAGGGCACCAGATAGCGTTTATCGGAAAAATAGAGCGCGGCGGCCAGGGGGTCACAGTCTACTGCAATTACCTTTCCGGTTCCCTTTAAAGCTCGTTTAAAATCCTTTACCAATGCCACCCGTCTAGAGGCGGCAGTTATCAGGATATTTACAGATTTATCTATCATCCCCTATTATAATATCATTTATGATTTTTTTCAACTGGTAAGAAGTGTCAGTATCTTCCATCTCTCATGATGATATCACTTGAGCACCGTTCGCATAAAGGCCCTTCTCCTTTGTCACCTTTTTTGGAAGGTAAAGGAAAAAACCATTCTGGATTATTTGTCTCACTTCCACATTTAATGCAAATTTGTGGTTTTTTTGTTTTCATATTTACTCCTTACAATGCGTTTAAAAATGCGTTTGAAATTGAACACTTCAGCTTTTCTGAAATATACTTGACGTCCTCTTCTTTTAGTTCTGGATACATCGGAAGCGATATCTCCCGGTAAAAAAGATCGTTAGTCACCGGAAGGTGAAGAGGCTCCTTGAAATATTTTTTAAACCAACTATGGAAGTGTACCGGTATAAAATGAACGGAAGGGTTTATGCCTGCCTCTCTTAATTGTTTCATAATTTCATCCCGGCTGTTGATTAGACTTCTGTCTAACAATATTGGATATAAGTGCCGGGCAGAGTAATTATATTTTTTTATCATTGGTATTGTGATTCCCTCTGCGATTCCTTCATCATTTTTTAAATAAAATTCATACCAATATGCTATAACATTTCTTAAGCCTGTTATCCGCCGTAATTTTCCCATTTGCACTACTCCGAGTGCTGCTTGAATATCAGACATATTTGCCTTAACCCCAGGATAAACAACATCATAAAACGGAAGGCCCCCTTTATCCCTGGCTGTTGTACTTTTCGTGATGCCGTGCAACGAATACATTCTTAATATTTCTTCAATATTTCCTTTATCCGTAACAATCATTCCACCTTCTCCCGTGGTAATATTTTTGTTGGCATAAAAGGAAAAGCACACCAGATTTTGAGTTTTCCCTATCATATTTTCATAGGAAAAGGCGCCAATAGCATGGGCGGCATCTTCAATTACAAACAGGTTGTACTTTTTAGCAATTTCGTTTATTTTCCTCATTTCACAGGATTGGCCAGCAAAATGAACCGGGATAATGCCCTTTAAAATCTTTTGTGTTTTTCTACAAATTAGTCTCTCGTTGCTATATTCGTAATTGATGCAGATTTTCTCTTCAATTTTCTTAGGGCATATGTTGAATGTTTCAGGATCGACGTCAACGAAAACGGGCGCTGCTCCACAATGAATAATTGCCAACACCGTAGAAACGAAAGTATATGCAGTAGTAATAACCTCATCCCCGGGACCGACGCCATGGGCTGCCAGGGATATTTCAAGTGCAGCGGTGCAGGAGGACACAGCTATTGCATGCTTAACCCCTATATATTCCTTTACTTTCTCCTCAAATTCCTTTGCTTTTGCCCCGGTTGTGATCCATTTGCTACGGATCACTTTCGAGACTTCGTTTATTTCTTCATCCCCAATAAACGGTACACTGAACGGTATCTCTTTTCTCATTATGTATTACCTCCCTTCATCTCTGACAAAAAGGATATGTCAATATTGAAATCTTTTTCTTCAACGGGGATTTCGATATGCGTCCCCTTTTTGTCATACCAAATATAAGGTTTTGCTTTTACCGTTACTATCTCAGGCTTTGGCGGATACTGGTAATTATAAATCAGTTTTTCCCCTGGTTTAATTTCGTCTATTCTCATTATGCCTTCCTTATCAAAAACGGTTATACGAAATAATCGAAATAAATCCCATTTTGCTTACCATCTTTTATTTGACTTTCACAAAAAAAATAAATTTTAGAATTATTTGTCAATTTTATTTGTAAACTAGATCGGTCAAGCTTACTGACAATACCAAGTTTCTTTAAATTAATTGCTAATTTTTTGAACATTCTTTCAATTTCTATATGGCTACAAAATCTACTTACTGATGTTTTTGTATTTGGGTTTCTTAAAGCATCCGATATATTCACCTCAATATTTTTTATAATTCTAATTAAATTTCCCTTCATCATATCCTCCTTATCAAGAATTGATTCCCGATTATTTCTGGTTTTATTCCCCCATTTTCGCAAAACAAATCAACGGCTTCCGTTACCCCGTTATTCCACCACCCCACAACACCATAATCATCCCCGGCAATAATGCCACCCGGATTCATGTTTCCCCACGATAGACATAAATCAAGTAAAACATACATAAATGTGTGATCCCCATCGATATAAACGAAATCAAATTTTATAAAAAATTGTTTCGCTATTATTTCAAAAAACTCTGCTGATTTCCCCCTATGGATTGTAACATTATAGTAATGGGAATTGTAATATTCCCTCATCACATCATCATGCATCTCATTCATTTGCTCTTGACTCCGGCGGCCGCAATTTGATTCCCTTACTTCTTGACGTGGATCATGCATCCATGGATCAGCTAAATATAATAATTTTGGTTTCGCTATTTCTAAAATGTGTTTTGAAAAATGGCAATACAGCACCCCGATTTCAGCGCCTATTCCTTTTTTGGGGAAACATTCAATAATTCCCTTCCGCTTTTCTGCATACTTTCGGCTTGCCTCTTCCGCTTGTTTTTCTTCTTTTTCATTCATTTTCACTCCTCAAAGTCAAATTTTTTTTGCTCCATGGCTATCTTTAAAAAGCTTCCCCTTTTCTTTTTCCGTTTTCATCTTTTCGACTGCAATATCAACGTATTCTTTTTTGCCGTCAATCCCTATGGCTTTTCTACCTAATTGTATAGCCCGTTGTAGGGTTATACCGGAGCCGCAGAATGGGTCTAAGACAACCCCGCCCGGAGGACACCCTGCCATTATCGGTTTATCAATCAAGTCGGTTCCGAAGCTTGCGTAATGCTCATCATTTGACGGCGTGGTTTTCAATGCCCAAAAATCGGAGACGTCACCGGGGTTTTTGCCGCCTTTTGACCACCAATGCTTTACCCCCTCTCTATGTTCTGTGTTTACTCTATATCTTTGGCCGGTATGGTCTCTCCCGTCCCTTGTATCAAAATCAATGTAATTATCCCTTATCGAATCCAGATCAAAATAATACTTTTGGTTGCGAACGAAAAAGAAAACGTGTTCATGCCTCTTGGAGAATCTATCGGTACAGCTTTCCGGCATAGGGTTAATCTTACCCCAAATGATATCGTTACGGAGAATCCACCCCCGGTCGATGCAACCTATGGCGAAGCGGTGGGGGATTAGTAAAAGGCATTTATGAATAGATGGTGGTTGTTTTATAGGATTTTCCATCTTTAAATATTCCTGGTTTTTTGAGCCATTAAGTTGTCCAAAATTACCGCTTTTTGTCCCATAGGTATCCCCTAAATTAATCCAGACAGTCCCGGTGTTTTTGAGAATTCTTTTGACTTCATCCATGAACTTCCACAGCTTTTCAAGATATTCATGGATGGTAGGCTCCAAGCCCCACTGACCGGGGAAGCCATAATCTCTTAACTGCCAGTAAGGAGGAGAGGTAACAAGACAATCAATAGAATTCGATTTAAGCCCCTTCATGATTTCCAGGCAATCCCCCCGGTACACATGCCCGTATTTTGAATTATGAATTCTCATCAACCCTTCCTCTCTCCGCCCTCATATGGAAGAGCTATTTTGAAAAAAAGCATCAATTTATCCCCATCACAACCCGCCAGATTCGAGATAGGACCTGGAGGTATTTATAGCAATAGCCTCTATATCTTTATCATTTATCGCTTCTATAAATCCGGGGAATCCCCCATGGGTACTGGCTGTTTTTTCAACACGACTATCACAACAATAAAGCTCGGCATTCAACCCATAAAATATCAATCTTGCATTGCTGCATTTTCTAAAAGCTAATTCTAATTGTTTAATGGCATCTTTTTGTTTTTTTGTCATTGTCATTTCAGCAATCCTGTGATATCATAACCGATGCATAACATGATGCTGAATTTCCCATTAATTCCGAATCCAGGGCCTAGAACAATGGAGAAACGTTTTTTCCTCAATTTCTTAAGCGCCGCAATATGCCTGGCATCCTCATCCTCTTTCTCTTTCCACTTGGCTTTCTCTGCTTTCCAGGTAACTTCTCGCTCATTATATTCCAAGTCCAATGCATCATAATCTTTTTCTGATTCTTTAAAAGAAACAATTTGCGATTCCAGTTCAATTATCAATCCGCCTCTTTTTTCATAGCCGATCCATAATTTGTCAAATTCCCTTTGGGCTTCAGGAAGGGTTTTGAATTCCCCGGTGGGCTTTGGGATATCTTTAATTTCACATTCCAAATCAGCAATCTTCTTGTCTCTTTCATTTCGTGCTTTTTTTTGTTTTTTAAGACTATCTCGAAGAGAGGTAATTTTTTTATTTTTAGTCTCCCGGTCTTCTTCAATTACTTTAATATCCGCTTCCAATTGCTCTTTTGTTTCCTTATGCTTTTTCTTTTCGGCTGCCAGGCTTTTATCTGGACCGCACCCGCCTATCTTGACAAGGAGAAATCCGCCTACTATCACAATAATTACAATCAAGATAATGGCCTTGAATTTCACAACGCCTCCGTCCCTACATTGATTTCTTCAACTTTTCCTTTAAATTCCCTTATCCTTTTGAGAAGCCTGGGTATAAATCCTTCTCCACATAAGTTGTCGGTTCCATCACAGTCATTTGATATTCCCCAGCCCCAATTGATAAACCATGAACGGCTAAGGGTTAGTTCCGTGATTTCATTTTGGGATTCCAATACATCTGCCGCCGTAATGATCTTAAATTGATCATACTCTCTCTCTAAAACATTGTACATGGCTTGCCAATAATCGATGGTTACTTTCTGTGAAGCAATGGTTGCATCTTTTTCTGTTATCTGCTTTCTTAATTCCGCATTATTGCCTCTTTCCACTGACAGCCAGATGCCTAAGCCAGTAATGACCAAAAGTAAAGTAATCATGCCGACTCTCACCGGCTTTGCATGATCTTTGTCT